TAAGATTTTTAGCAAAAGCAACAAAAGCCTCAGTACGTTCACATTCAGCCTGCCACTCTTCATACCGCCGGCGATTCTCGCTGTCGCATTTGGCTTCTTCAGCTCGAAAGGCCTCCATCTTTCGAGCGTGCCGCTCCCACAGAATCTTCCAAGCCTCTTTCTCTTTTTCGACCCAGAGCATCTTGGCATGACGTGAGTTCGAACGCCGTCCAGGAAAAGCTCTCCGATACTCCTCACAAAAGAACGCACGAACATTTTCGACAGTCACTTCAGCCGGCTCTGCCTGATAGAAAAACCGCGTTCTTGGTCGTTCCTTTTCTCGAGGGTATTCCTGAGAGAGGCTGATCATCTCTTCAAGAGCCGCCTCAGCAGCACGCAGTCCATCTTCAGCCCGCACGCTGCCAGCCGCACAAAACGCCCGGTGGAACGCACTGCTGTACTTGGTGCAGAATTCCTGCCCCCAAACAGCTTTGAGTCCAGCCGCAGCGCGGTAATACGGCACACAATCCGGGTTGTCATCCAAGGCAGGCTCGAATGCACGGTAGGCTCGAACATAAGCGTCGGACTTATTCTCAAAGTCGCTCACAAAACCTCCGGAAAACATGCCTTCAGAGCCGCCATCGCCACCAGCGCCTCCTCTGGGTGATTCACGTTGTAGGAGTGCTGCCCGATCCACTTCCCCCCAACGTTCTTGTGGTACTTCTTCAAGGCAAGGCAGACACGAGAGTATTCACCTCTGAATTTCTGGCGTCTCCTGTAGGCGATGTACACGTTGACCCAATTCGGCATCCCGGTGGGAAAGATCTTGATCCAGAGAGGCACCATGATGCACTTTCCGCCTCGATCGGGGCCAATCTCAGGAGGTATCTCTCTACGCGCCTCGGCGAGATAGTCGAGATGCGTCTGAGTGATTTTCCTCTTCCTGAATTTCCTCATCCGCAAGCCTGAAAAAGGCCCCCGGCAGAGGAGTTGCCGGGGGCTGGTTGAAGGAAGAATGAAAAGAGCTTGTAATAACTGACGATTGCTTTACTTACAATGTTTCAGTCGTTCTCCGATACGTTGGAGACAGCTCCTTCGAGTAGGGGGAGAGCCTGGGACACTCCCAAACGCACAGAATAGCCCACCATTCAACGCGGAGGGCTTGGATGACCCCAAGATACCATCCAGGGCCTTCGCGTTTAACCTTGGGGCTATAGCGTCGATCCTTGTGGCTATAGCCGCCGTGTCGTGCTCGCTATGTTTCAATGCGTCTTGAGGCGACATTTCTCGGCTCACAGATTTGGAGTTCGCTTATCAGGTGCCCGTCTATGAGGGCCTTGAACTTTCTCTCTGTGTAAGGATGTGAAGGGAGTTCCTTCAAAACCGCATCGTAGGCTTCCACCAGGAGAGCAGTATCCGGAGAAACATCATCAAGCCATGCCAGCTCACGCAAACAGTACATGGCCTTTCCGATAATTTCCGCAGCTCCTTTCACTGGTCGTTCCCCCACTCGAAGGGAGTCTACCACCATTTTGATGCTGCGGAATACCAGCATGTAGTCCTGCGCCAGCATCTGATGTATCCGCATCTGATCTCGAAACGCAAATCTGAGAATCAGCACAAGTAGTGCAAAACTCGCGCCAAAAAAACTAAAACTTGAGATCAGAACGCTACGCCATACTCCTTCAGGGAGAACGAGCCAGGAGAGCAGAGCAGACACAAGCCCAATGATGACGATGATTTCGAACCTCCAGTACCAAGAGTGTGTCCTCTTACAACGCCGCTCGTAGTAGATCGCTGACATCCGAGCGTCACGCAGTCGATTGAACAGTACCGGAGAAGACGATTCTCGAAACCATCCCTGTGGTAGAGTTATCCAATCCAAATCCATTGATTCTCCTTGATGATTCTGTCGCTCATCCATGCCGTCTTGTTCTGGAGATTCGAGCACCCTTGCGAAGGTTGTCCGCTGACCATATCAGCCGTATATTTGTATAGTGACAGGCTATAAAAACTTGCTTATAGTCTGTTAGATCAAATGAGGTTAAAGGCTTGATGTGATCGAGATGCCACTTGCCCCAGTTCTTCCAGGACATACCGGGAAGGAACAAACCGGCAATGTAGGTGATAAACTCATCGATGGTGCAGCCAAGACAGCGAACAGCATTGCCGGTCTTGCATCCATGGCGAATGGCGGCATTCAAGCGATTGCGCAGATTTACACGCAGGCGATGCATCTGATTGGTCTTATATTTCATCTTTCGATGAAGACGAGCTTGATTCTGTTTGCGCTGCTGCGACGGTTTGCTGCTCCTCCTCTCGAAGGGGCTTGGGTGACGGATCAGTGCACTCGACTGCGACCTGCGAACAATCCGCAGCAGCGCATCGCTTCTCCGCCAAATGCTCTATGTTCTTTCGATAGGCGCTGCACATTCGAAAGTACAACATCTCCAGCTTGGTCTTCAGATCATTTACGACTGGAGATGCATTTGAAGATGAAAAAGATGATGACATCTCTTCTCTTTTCTTTCCTTCCTTCCCCTTCAGGTGTACCCCCCCTCCCCCCTCAGTATTCGCTGAGAGTTCCGGTGAACGGATGGACGGACGATGCGATGCGCTACGCGGCGTTCCGAGATCTGCGACGGCTATCTACCTGTCCCCAAAGAACAAGTCCGCCTAAATACATCGCCGATCGAGCTGCAACCGTCGGGTTGGAGGTTGGGTAAGTGTAATCGATCACGACCCGCCAGCAACCCGTAACCGTGTCTGACGCTCGACCCGCACGACCGCTTGAAGAAGGCGCCTTTCGTGACTGGATTGGCTCCCACCTCCCAGCGTTGTATCTGTCGGGGTGGATCCATGAGGAGAACGAATGAAGACCAGAATGGAGAAGCCCACCGGGAGCTGAAAGGGCTCCAAGTGTTATTTTCTGGTCCAGTAGCTTCATTCTTCTGGTCTTCATTCGTTCTCTCTCAGGGATACCCCCGAGAATAAGAAAGGAGCATCTTGCCATACTTGCGCTGAAGTGTCAACGGGAATCTCGCCAGAATTTCTTGATTCCATATTGCAATCCGGTATGGAGATCGGGTACCATGGGAAGCATGAGCAGAGTCAAATTGAAGCCAACTCTTTCCGGGCAGCTCGATGATCTTCTCCATGATGCGAAGTCTCAGGAGGAGCCGCCGGACAACTCTACTACAGAGGCGCGTTCTTCCGATGCTGTCCAGCACATCTCGCGTCCTGTTCCACTTCCACTGGCGGCTCCTCCTGAGGCTCCTCCTGTCTGCCGGTCTGTGGCCTGGGCGGATCTTGCCGCCGGCGATCAGGTGACGCTTCTTCTCGATTGTGAAGTGGTGAAAGCAATCCCCACCGGCGGTGGATATGCTGGTCCGGCGGTCGTAGTTCTCAAAACGGCGCACGCGCTGCGGCAATTCTTCCCGGACAAGGAGGTGCTCGCCTTTAAACTACGTTCTTGACAACGGTTTGAAAATCTGTTTTAATGAAGGGTACGCATGAAGACGATAGTAAAGCAGAAAAAGCCCAAAGAAAACAAACTCCCACCGCTGGTGAGACTCGGGTCTATCATTCGAGTCGCCAGGCTCAGGAAAGGTTGGGCGGTCATGGCTCTTGGAAATGAAATCGGCATCAGCGGAACGACGATTTCAGAATTCGAGCGTGGCAGGGTTTGCCCACGTTCCTGGATCATTCAAAAACTGGTTGGTGCGCTTGGGCTCGATTGGCTGGAGGTGAAGGTGATTCTTGAGGAGCATCTGATCGATGCTGCTATGAGGAGGGCATCACGATGAGTGAAACAGACGGAATCTCGGCTGCGATGGTGCCACTGGAAAAACTTGTCTGTGACGCCGAGGATCGGCCAGACAGCCAGTTGAAAGGCCAGGGAATCAAAGACCTCGCCGAATCGATCAAGGCTCGGGGAATCATCGCTCCAATCGTCATCACCAAGCGGGAAGATGGTTCATTCTCCGTCATTTCTGGCAAAAGGCGAGTCGCTGCGCTGAAGCTGCTCAAGCAAAAAACCGCCCCAGCGGTTGTGCGGCCTTCAGGGGACACGCTCGATGTGATCACCGCGAACTTCTTCCACGCACCGACTCCTTCGGTGCGACGAGCACGAATGCTCAAAGCGCTGCTCGATGAGAAAGTCTACAAGAATCAAAAAGAGATCGCGCAGGCAATGGGGGTTTCGGAATCGACGATTTCCAGGATGCTTTCATTTTTGGATCTTCCCGCAGAAGTTCAGGAGGAAATCGACAAGGGTGAAATCACTCCAAGTACGACTTACGCTGGCGGGAAGAAGCGCCGTCTGGCAATGAGCGCCACGGAGGTCCATGAAGATCTTCGCATCAAGCGCTTTGTACCGCTCCCACCGGAAAATCTGGTCGGGGCTGATTCCGCTGCGCTCGTCCCAGTCAAGATCGGGGTGAGCCCGAATCAAGTCCGCATCCAAATCACCATCCCCCTTCAAAGCGTGAAAACCGAAGGGCTCGCCAAAGCGCTCGCTCGAGAGATTCACAAAATTGGCGACAAAGATCTCTCCAAGGCGATTTCGAGCTACGCAAAGGAGATGTTCGATCTGGAGGCAACGAAGAAGCCAGAGGCAGCGACGAAGTAGGTGTCGCCCTCCGTGCAGTGGCGTAGATTGAAACGTGTCTGATGGACAACCAAAAACTCGGAGCTGGTCTTGGAGCAAAAGTTATGCACGGCTGGAAGAGCTGGAACGGCGATTGGTGCCGCCGAAAGATGGGTTCAAGGATTTCCTAACAGCAGTAGACGAGGCCCGGAGAGTGGAGTCGGCAGCCGTCATTCTCTACACGCGGTTTTCTCGATATCTCGTTGGTGGCCGTAGGAAGCTCGCCGATGCAAAACTGCTCCTGAAGACCAAGAAGGGAGACTACGACGGCCAAGAATTTTTAGCGTATGAAGACAGACGGAAGGCCCTCAAAGGCTACGAAGACCAGGTGGAGGAGTCACAGGAAGAGGTTCACGAGATCATGACATTCATCGACTGCGTGGAGCGGCTTCTCTCCCTGACCAAACATTTCCGCGAGGATCTGTCGAAGCGGCTCAAAGCGCTCGAAATCGAGCGTGGAATCACAGGAGGTTAGCGTTATGGAGTTCGAAAGCTGGGATGATCCAAGGCTGGCGCAAGAAACCGCGTTCATGAGCGGTTGGTATCGAGCCAAGCTCGGGTACAGGGATCTGATCCGGATGATCAAACAGCCGCCAGAACTGATCCCGATCCATACATGGGAAGAGTCCAAGGGAAAGTTTCAAACCAGGCACTGCTCGCGGGAAGATCATGGCCGCTGCCCCTGGTGCGATAAGCTTGTCAGCCAATCGACGCACAAGTATTCGAAGCAGTGGGCCGCGGTGATTCTGCATCTGACGCGCGGTTTGAAGGCGCAGGGCATGAAGCCGAACTACGTTGGTCAGCTTCTCGCCTGGCGGTTCGGGGATGACAAAAAGCGGCAGCTTCTCGAAGTTCACGAAGTTTCTGGCAGGAGAATCTTCCAGATGGATCTTTCCGTGACTGTCATGGATGGACAAGACACGGAGAAGATGCAAAAGCTCATCATCATGCAGAGCCCGCAATCGCTCTACGACAGACTCAAGCCTGGCGAAAAAGCGCGTCTGGAGAAGATGGTGAATGAGAAGTACACCGCCACACGTGCCCTCTTCCACCCAACTCCGGAGCAGCTTGGAGAACAGGCGCAGGCAGAATCGGAGGCTGCGGATTTTCGCTTCGGCGGCGAGTTCGAGCCGGAGATAGATGAACCCAAGGTCGGTGAGAGTCGAAAGGCACCGGCAAAAGGAAAGCTCAAAGGAAAGCCCGAAGAAAAGAACGATAAGAAAACCACTCCAACAGATGTTCCTTTTGATGGTGACGATCCTCTCGCCGATCTTGATCTTCCTCCAGATGATGCCACGAAGGATACGCCAGCCGAAGAGCCCGCCTTCTAACTGCTGCGCTGCTGCTGGTTGCTCGCGGGTCGCGGTCGATTACACTTACCCGCCACCCAAGCCCCGCGCGGGGTGTGGATCGAAACAAACGTGGTCAAGAAGAACTGGTGCTACTACAAGCAGATCGAACGAAAGGCAGCGAGCGTCTTCCCAGGATCGCGGAGAACGCCGCTTTCTGGATCAAATTCCGGTCAAACCTCCGCTGATTTATTGAATACTCCCTACTGGATCTACGTGGAGGTGAAGCGGGATCTGCGCTACTCACGCTTTTGGGTTCGGGCCGGCACTACGCTTCTTGGCTTACTCAGATCCGGCATCTCATTTCGACCGTTTCCTGAAGCGGTGGCTTTTCACTTTCCATCGATCTATGAGCAGAAAGTGGCGACACTACTTGGAGCGGGGGATGTGATCGTTCGTGGATCAAGGCGCATTGAGCGGCTCTTTCGCGACACACAGATCAAGGCGGAGAAGGAGGGCAAGGAATGCGTAGTGCTTCTCTTCAGAGTCCATGGAAAGAGAGGATTCTACGGGCTTGTGAATGCTGATCAGGCAGAGAGGTTGGAAGAGTGGATAAGAAAGCACGGAAGAAAGCGCTGGCAGGCGGCGAAACGACCCGAAGTCCAAAGCGAATCGAACGTATTCTCAAGCTCCTAAGAGCCTCTGGGCAATTCACTCAAGAGCCGCCACCGCCGGAGTGGATTCCGTTGGCGGTTCCTTCTCTCGACCGTCTTTTTGGTGGTGGCATCCCACGCGGCAAGATTCTTGAGATTTACGGAGATCCTCAAAGCGGAAAGACTACCATTGCTGCTTTAGCGGCCCGTTCTTTTCAGGAGCGCCACCAGCGAGTTCTCTACCTTGACTATGAACATGCTGTAGACCTCTTCTACCTGCGGGAATGTGGGGTGCGAATGGATTCAGATGCACTCTGGCTTTTCGATCAGCCATTCTCGCTTGAATCCGGAATGACTGCTGCTTTGAAGCTCATCGCGACTGGCAAGATCGCATTGCTGGTGGTTGATTCCGTAGCGGCCATGGCCCCGCAAGTGGAGTTGGACGGCAATCTCGATGAAGCCACCATTGCCATCCAGGCGCGGCAGATGGGGCGAGCGCTCAGAAGTCTTTTAGGGCTTCTCAATCGCACAGCTACGGCAGCGATCTTTCTGAACCAACTTCGAGACAAAATCGGCTGGACACCGAATCCATACGACAGGACGACAACGCCTGGCGGGCGCGCTCTCAAGTTCTATGCTTCAGTGCGCGTAGAGTTGAAAAAGGTGGCGCCGGCTTCTGAGGAGAAGTCATCTTCAACACATCGTGCGATTCTCCGCAAACAGCGGCTCTCCTCCATTCAAACAGCCGTCGCTCAGTTTCACATCGGTAATTCCGGCATCGACCGAAATGAGAATCTTCTTCGCTCTCTTATTGAAACGGGAGCCATTTCAGAAGAAGAAAGTGGATTCAAGTTTTCTGGAGTGAATAACTTGGAGTTCATTGGTTCCTACGCCGAGTGCTTGGAATTCGTTCGAACACATCATGATGATCTGAGTCAGGTCTATCTCAAGGCTATGGAGACCCCAGAATGATTTCTGTGGAGGTCAAGGAGTCGGGGTTATGTCTCATACGTGGGCTTGGGGAATATGCATCGCATATGTCGGCATCCACCTACATTCGACCGATCAAAGCTCAGCCGGAAGTGTACTGGACAGGATGGCGATGGCTTGGACATTTAAAACGCGGCTTCAAGGCTGAGGTTCTTCCAATCACGCTTGGGAGGGAAAATCTTGAAGCTCTTGTCTGTCACACAAAGAGCGTTCTCGCACTGAAGAAATATCAACAGCTCGATGATTTTTTCTTCAAGCTCGGAGACCTTCAACTGTGGCCGTGGCAAATCACCGGTGGAAGGGTTCTTGCGGCAGCGTCACGAATGTACCTTGCAGATGATGTCGGATTGGGAAAAAGCTTCACGTTGCTTTCTGCGCTTTGTCGCAAAGCAATGGATACCGGATCTTTCCCGAGAACCCTCATCCTCTGCCCGGCGAGCGTAAAGTATCAGTGGCATGAAGAAGCGAATCGCGTGTTGGGACCGGAAGTCAAGATCTCCGTTGTGGACGGAACGAAGCTTGAACGCCGCCAGGCATGGGAGGAAGACGCCGGAATCTACATCACAAACTACGAATCCTTCGCCAGAGATTGGCAGAAACAGGAAAGAATTGCACGCGCAACTTTTGATGCACTTGTTCTCGATGAAGCATGGAAGGTAAAAAACTGGCGCACCAAAGGCTGCCGCACAGTGGCGGAATTCGCACGCACAATACCACTCCGCTACGCTCTGAATGCCACCCCAGTGACGAATCGATACGAAGATCTCTACGGAGTCTTCTCAGTTCTCGATCCTCTTCTTTTTCTCTCCTGGAGAAACTTTCAAATACGCTACATGGAAATCCGCCTCATGCGAACCGGTAGAAATTCGCAATGGGGAAAGGAGATCGTCTGGCCGAAGCTTATCGGCTACAAGAAAGTTCAAGAGATTCGAGATCTGATCGCTCCTCATTTCCTCCGGAGAACTGCGGAGGATCTTCTTCAGGATCGGCCATTGATCACGGTTGCCTGGTATTGGGTAGATCTTCATTCCGAGCAGCACAAACGGTATGAAGAGGTGCTGCGCCAAAAAGACGTAAACCCTCTCGCAAGAACGGTGAATCTACGCATGGCGACGCTTTTGGGGGCACCACCAGGAGAGAACCCAAAAAGTCAGGAGCTGGCGGGCCTTCTTGAAAATACACTTCGCGGGCGCTCCGTTGTAGTCTTTTCAGAGTCTGTTGAATACCTGGAGAGTCTTTGGCAGGATTTACAGCGATCCAAAATCAAAGCGATTATCATTCAAGGACGCGATAGCCCCTCCTGGAGAGCCAGAAAGCAGACGGCGTTCAACCACAAATACGTGAATGTGCTTCTCACCACATCCGCTGGTGAATCTGGGCTCAACCTTCAGATCGCTGATTTCGTGGTGAATCTCGATCTTCCTTGGTCCCCGGCGAGAATTCAGCAGCGGGTAGGGCGGGTACGGCCATATCTTGGAGGAAAGGAACGGACCGTCTCGATCATCAATATCCTCGCTCGTGGAACCATCGAAGAGAAGGTCGTTCGAAGGGTTCGAAGGAAACTTGGAGATATCTCACGTCTTTTCCACGGGCAGATCGATCCAGCGGTGGAGGCAATCTTCGAACCTGAGGAGTTGGTGCGAGATGGTGAGGACTGAAGATTGCAGAGTGGAAGATGCGCTATCGTTGGCTACATACGCTTATCCATGATCCAGAGGCGGATCTTGCTCGGGTGTCTGAGCTGGCCTTCAAACTCGGACATCTCGGCTTTGACACTGAGACTGACGGCCTTTTCTGGTGGGATGGAGACCGTCCTGTAGGTCTCGGTATTGGAGTCATCGAAGATGGACAAATCTCCACTTGGTACCTCCCGACTCTTGGAGATTCTACCTACCCTGAGACGATCGTACATTTGCTTGAATCACCAAGCATCATGAAAATCGGTGCCAATATCCGCTTCGATGCGCACATGATGGCCGCAAGAGGCGTTGGGGTTTCGCCGCTTGAAGACATCCAGATTCTTGCCAGATTGTTGAGAACAACGTATCAACGTGTTGGTCTTGATGCACTTATTAAGCAAGAGTTTGGACGAATTCACAAGACTTGGGAGATATTGATCGCCTGGTGCCGTAAGGCACAACTTGGGGTGACTCACAAGCACGTTCCAAGAGGAGCGTATCGCAATGTTCCTCCAGAGGTTCTTGGCAGGTACTGCGGGGAAGACGTTTACTGGACGCTGCTTCTCTGGAGGAAATACCGCGCGCTTCTGGAGAAAGACCCGAAGCTTTTGAAGCTCTATGAAGCTGTGGAGATGCCACTCATTCCGGCAATCATCGCCATGGAAGATGCCGGAATTCGAGTTGACCGGCCCTACTTGGAAGAGATCAAGGAAAAGCTCATACAGATGCAAACACGCCTGGAGGTACAGATCTACGAGATTGCCGGTCGTGTTTTTGATCTACGAAGCGTTCGGCAGGTCTCAGAGATCCTACAAGAGAGAGGAGTCAAGCCGGAATGGCGCCGGCGGAAACGTGGGCAAGAAACCCTTGAAACTCCTTCTATGGACAAGCGAGTTCTCGAAAAGTATACGCATCTTCCGTTGGTTTCCTCCATTCTCCGATATCGCACGGTGTCGATTCTTCTCAGGACATTCGTCGAAGGGATGTTATCTCGGTCCGATGCTGACGGACGCTTGCACACATCTCTGCGTCAAGAAGCCGCCAGGACCGGAAGAATGGGTGCGGCTGAGCCGAACCTGATGAACCTCCCTCGTGAGGATGAAGAGGACCCGGTACGAAAGGAGTTCTCTATTCGTAAGGCGGTTCTCCCTCTATCGAAGGAGTCAGTACTCTTGGCTCTGGATTTGAACCAAGTTGAATACCGACTCCTCGCGAACTTCTCCAGGGAAGAAAAGCTTCTCCAAGCGTATAAACGCGGTTCAGATCTTCACACGCTCACAGCTTCGAAGCTCTTCAAGATCTCTGAGAATCAGGTATCGAAAGAACAACGCGCGATTGGAAAGAAGTTCAACTTTGCTCAAGTCTATGGTGCCTCTCCAACGGCTCTCGCTGAACAATGCAAGATTGGCCTCGACGATGCTGAGACCTACTGCGAGCGTTATACCGAAGAATTTCCAGGCGTGATGACCTTCAAGGAAAAGGTGGAACGTTGGTGCGGGCGACAGGGAGGAGTACGAAATTTATTTGGCCGATGGCGAGAGATCCCATGGAATCTCAAATATCGCGCTGTGAACACTCTCATTCAAGGCACTGCGGCAGATATTTTGAAAATCGCTCTTGTGAGGATTCACAAATTTCTTTTAGGGAGGCGTTCGAAACTCCTCTTCCCTGTGCACGATGAAGTTGTCATTGATTACGACTGGCGCGATGGCGCGATTTTCAATGAACTCATCAACGCAATGACTACCTTTTGTTCGAAGGAAGGAAGACAACTTTTCCTGGTACCGCTTGACGTGGACATTACTGTTTGCCATGAAAACTGGGCCAAGAAGGCTGAGCTTGATCTCGCTGAAATTGTTGAAGCAGAAGTAAAGAAGGCGGTCGAAGAGTGAGTGACTGCACGATCTGTTTTGGAACTCTTCATGTCCGTATGGATGATGGACGTTGGGTTCCTTGCATTTGTGCCGAACAGAAAGAGCGCCAGCAGGTTCTCGACGTATCTGGACTGCAAGCGCTCTTTCTTGATGATTTCTGGGATCGTGTGGATGGTCCGGAAGAGGTGCGAGATTTCTTGATGAGTCTCGCTCGAGACCCACGTGGGATCATTCTTCTTTGGGGTGGGGACATTCAGATGCGCCTGATCATGGCAACTTCCGTAATCATGTCAGCGCGTCGAAGACTTGATGTTGTGTCCATTGGCACTTTGGTTGATGACCGCTTTCGAGATCAAAGAAAAAAGAATGAACATCAACACACAAAAGTGCCGTACACCTTATGGATTCGATGTGACTTTCCGGCAAAGCATTCCTGGAATGAAAGCACATTGAATGATGCTCTGGCAGGGCGTGTAGAAAAATTTACTGTGGTCACTATGCAGGACCGATGGCTTCCGGTTCATGTGTCACACACACCAATTCCTTTGGACATATTTCGTTGGAGAAAATCTTGAACGTCTACCCTTCAGAAATGGCGCGCATGATTCTGAGAAGGATCTTCGATGATGCACAAGCGAGGAAAAGAGCGCTCTCCCTTCTTAAACCGGAACATTTCGTCGAACGCCGCCAGCGTTGGCTCTTCAAGGTTGCCGGCACAATCGGTTCGAATGGTCCCATCACGGCTGACATCCTTCGAGACTTCATCTCGAAGCGACTTACACGTCAAAGGACAGTAGAGCTTGTCGCCGAGGAGATTGGCAAGATCTTCGGTCTTCGTCCTATCCTTGGATCCGAGTTCGATTACGCGCTCTCAGCCGTTCAAGAGGAAGCGCGTACAAGCGTGCTTATGATCGGTGTACAGGCAGTGGCGCGCGCAATCGCTGAAGGAAATCTCGAAAAGGCAGAAGCACTGCTAAAGGACGTTCCATACGCTGGGGAAAAGCTCAGAAGCGATCAGAGTCGTCTTATTGATGCGCGTGCAGCCATGGCTACTCTCAGCCCGGACAGTCCAAGCACACGATACCCAACCGGAATTCAAGTAATCGATGAGACTACAGGCGGCGGGCGTCTTGGAGAATTTTGGATCTGGGCCGCCTATATCAGCGAATACAAAACAACCTTCCTTCTTTCGATAGCTCACGAACAGGTCCTACGTGGAAAATCAGTCTTCTACGTAGCCCTCGAAGGTGCTGAAAGTGAAGCAAAACCCATCCGCCGCCGGCTTCTTCTCCAACACGCTCAAAAACTCGGTGCACCATTTTCACTGAACGATCTGGTAAATGGTGATCCGAAAGTATGGCAGGAAGTTGCATTGGACTTCCAAAAGAACCCCGCTTACGGGCGTCTCACGATCTGGCGTCCGCCTCTTGGCGTTACAATCCTCGACTGTGCACGAGAGTTGGAGTACGTCTCCAAAGATGTGGATTATGAAGTTCTTGTTCTTGATTATGTGCAGAAGCTCGCCCCACTACGACGGCGAAACGAAGGACGCGACGAACGAAACGAAACACTTGAAGCTACACAACGTCTCGCGTGTGAGGCAAGGGACAAACGCGGAGTATGGCTCGTCACAGGCTACCAGACCTCGACTGCTGGAAGAAAACGTGCAGAGGAACAAGGCTATTACGATCTTGGCGCGTTGTCAGAAACGCTTCTTGCCGGGCAGGCGGCAAGTGTCGTGTGTTGGAGTCTTGCCACAGAGGCAATGAAGCTCAGGAAGGAAGTGAAAACCGGTCTCGCCAAAGCGCGCGATGCTGGTACCGCAGGAACAGCTCACTATCTGGCATTGGACCCACAGACAGGATTCATTTCGAAGACACCGGTGTTTAGACACTCGGATGATGAGTTCGACTTCACGGACGTTTGAAGATGAGCATCGTCACAATCGTCGATAATAGAGTACCCATCGAGCGACTACTCACGCGACTCTCAGGATCTGATTTTAGCAAACCGGGAGATTTTATATCCTGCCCTGGCCATCCAGATCCAAGGCCGAGTCTCAAAGTCAACGGCGGGCGTGGTGGCTGGCACTGTTTTCAGTGTGGGAAGGGTGGATGGGCTTCAGCATATATGGCGTTGCTGCGCGGGAAGAACCTTCGAGATGGTGCTGTCGAGGTTGCGAAGCTCTTCATGATCGATCTTTCAGGACATGTGCATACTGACGAAATCAATTTCCAAGAACGACGTACTATTTTTGATACTTTCTATCTTGCTGGCTTTGAGAAGGCATTTCGAGAGTCGATTGAGCGTTATGCAGAGACGCAGACTTCATCGCTGTTGAAAGAAATTCTTTCTGAAGCTGGCGATGCTTTTGTCGAGAATTACTTCAAGAGCTTCAAAGACCAGGAGATGGTCTCTGAAATGAAGAATCGGCTATGGTCCTATCTTCAGATGGTCGAAGAAGCCTATAAGGAATGGAGAAAAGATGTTGACACAACATCAGATGCTTCAGTACCACAACCTTCGTCAGGTTCGCCTTGACTATGAAGTCAAGGCACGTCAGATCGAGAAGGAAGAAAAGGCAATCAAGGATGAAATTCTCTTCGCCATTGACGGTGGAGAAGAACAAGAACGAGGAATCTTTCACGCACGGATAGACCTTGGTCCAAGGCGGCCAAAATGGGAGAAAGAATTCGTCCAAGCAATGGGGGAAGCAGCGGCCGAAGAGGTCAGAGCCAATACGCCGGCGTCGAGACTTCTTGTTGTTGAAGCCGTGGAGCAGATAGAAGCGAACCCAGAGGAGGCCGCTTGAATACGGATGTGTTCCTGCGAATCTACGGTAGTGGTTGGCTTCGTAGTGCCTTCGCTATCGTGTCACTCGCACGGTGGCAATTGGAAAATGCGATGGGAAGCATCAATCTGCATCTTCTTATTGGTCATGTAGACGCTGGCGATACGCTCCTTGATGCCGCGATTTTTCATTCTATCTATTCATCGAAAACTGGGCTTATTGGCGGTAATTTTCAAGCCAGAGCACGTCAATACGCTGAAGATAACGCCAAGAGCAGTATCTATCTCGTCGTCGATGATGATCAGCTCATCATTGGCGAAAACTGGGTGCAGAATGGCATTGAATGCCTCCACAGGCATCCAGAATACGGAATCCTTTCTGGTTGGTCTATCAATAATGAAGTGCCGGAAGGGCCAGGAATAGATGAGGTGTGGGAAGTACCATCTTCAGTCGGATGCCCCCACTTCATTCGCAAGGGAACTGTTCCTATCATCCCAGAGGCGGGTCTTGGAATGGAGGATGCAGCCTTCTGTGCGGTTGTCCACGAGAAGAATCTCAAGACAGGATTCATTCGGAACCTGCGCTACAACCATCTTGGAGCGCATTTTTCATCAATCTCTACAGATCATTGGAACAGGATGTAAGCCATGAAAACGAGCGCATACCGATATGGGAAGTACCCATTCAAAGAGTTCAACCCAGTTCAAAGTCAGGTCCTTCCACTCGTAGATAAAGACACGCATCTCATCGTGGCGAGCCCTACAGCATCAGGGAAAACCATTGCTGCCGAGTTGGTTGCCGGCCGGTACGCTCTTCAGGGACTTGGTAAAATTGTCTACCTTTCCCCACTGAAGGCTCTTGCCGAAGAGCGGATGCGCGATTGGTCAGATTCGAAGCATCCGTGGCAAGGGTTGAGGAAAATTCTCCTCACTGGTGATTACCGACTTACACAGAAGCGCACAAAAGAGTTGGAAAAGGCCGATGTTGTCATCGCCACCTATGAGATGATGGCCGTCCGCTGCCGAAATCAGGGGGAGGAAGGGAATTGGCTCAGCACGGTCTCTTGTCTCATCGTGGATGAGGCACATTTCCTTTCTTCCTCTGGGCGTGGTGACCATCTTGAACACGCCCTCATCCTTTTCACAAAACTCTATCCGGCTGCTCGCATCGTCTTTCTTTCGGCGACAATGAAGAACGCCAAAGAAATTGCCGTATGGCTTAAAGAGCTTCTCAAATGCGAGCAAGCAAATCTTCCAGCCATCGCTTCCTTTGACGCTCATGGAGCGCATTACACCACAGCCACACCTGCTTCAGTAACTGTCATTGAAAGCGACTACCGCCCTTGTCAGCTGTCGATCCATTTCGTTCCCTACGAAGTTCAGCGAGGACTCGTATACGGAGCACGCTATGCAGCGGAAGAAGAAGCAAAAGTGATGGAGGTTCTCAAGCTGGTAAAAACACACCTGTACGATCAATGGCTCATCTTTGCACACGCAAAAAGCGCCGGAAGGGCGATGCTGGAAAAGCTCTCGCAACAAGGAATTTCAGCCGCTTTCCATAATGCCGATCTGGGCATCGAGGATCGTTCGGCAATGGAGGAACGCTTCCAGAATGGAAGAATTCAAGTCCTCGTGGCGACATCCACTCTTGCCTACGGACTCAATTTACCAGCACGCCGTGTGGCGATTCTTGGAGTGACACGAGGCTTTGTAGAAGTGGATCCATTGGATGTTATTCAAGAGTGCGGGCGCGCGGGAAGACCACGCTACGACAAGGAAGGCGATGCCTATATCGTTCTTCCCTACAAGGCTCTTCCAGACTGGAAGAAGTACCTTCAAGAAGGAGTGAACGTTCAAAGCGTTCTTGGAAGGCACATCGGATTCCATTTGATCGGGGAGATTGCCGAGAAAAGAGTCAAAACGAAAGAGGATGCTCTTCACTGGGCATCAAGAACTCTCGCCAGAGCGCAGGGAATTCTTCCTGACAAAGGTATAGAGGAAATTCTCGACCTCTATCGATCAGAGAAGCTCATTCATGGGGATTCTTTCCTCGAAGCCGGCGAAGAGGAGCATTCCTTCGAAGCAACCGCTCTTGGGGTCATCGCTTCGAAAAACTACTATGATCCACTTGATGTGGCCGCCTGGAAGAAGAACCTTTGGGCACTCCACGAACGCCGTCTGGAGAAGTCGGATATTGCACTTGCCTGGGCAATTGCCTCAGTTCCATCTCATGTCAATGGGTTTATTCCGAAGAACTTGAAAATCCTGGCATCTGAGTATCTCGCGCAACTCAGGAATGCCTCGCTGAGAATCTATTCTGATGGTGCCCTGGCACTTGCAACTATTCTCGATCTTCATCTGCGCGGTGAAACAGCACTCACACAGCCCCATCGTGCGATTTTTTGGTCGTTGATCCAAGATGCTGAGCGTCTTACTGGGTGCCTCTCTCAAATCGATACAAGAATCCATCAACGTGAAGAAGCCTCAGAGTATTGGAAGATGGCGTTCTTGCGTCTTCTCTATGGCGTTGGATGGGAGCAAGCAATTCTCTGTCAGATTCCAGGAATCGGTCGCGCTTACTCCAGGACTTTAATAGACTGTGGCATTCAATCAATAAAGGATCTTTTGAAAAAACGAGAAACAGTCAGAGAGGTTCTACCGGAGAAGACCTTCGAAAAGGTCATGGAACACTTGGAAGGCGATGAATGGACAAAAGCATTAAGCAAGCAAAGTCATTGAACCAGAAGATCGCGGAAGCTCTTCCTCTCTTCATTGAAAGAGATGCCTATACGGTTCTTGAAAATTGGAGAGAAGAAAATCTTGGCAGAACAGATGAAACCGACTGGCAGGAACGTCTTACCGAGGTGTTCCTCAAACTTGAGGGGCTTGATCGAGCGGTATCAGATCTGATCGTTCTTGCTGAAGGCCATCAGGAGACAGAGGGAATCATGAAGACTCTCTCTGAAATAATCGCCCCGATTCTTGCTCAGATCCCGAGACGTTCGACAGTGGCGAGAGCGGCAAGAGACCTTGCCTTCTCCAGGATTGTCTCGCCTCCTGTCATCAATAAGCAGCTCTTGCCTCAAGAACCTCCAAGCGGCTGAGGAGCGCTTTTACACCGGCAAGGGCGACGCTTGCCAGTTCTGAAGGTCTAACACCATTTCCAGGCAGTCCGAAGAGTTCCACCAATTCCTCCATGAATGGGCCAACTGTGGGGTCTTCCTTGAGCCCACGTTCTACTGCCGCTCTCCTCGAATAGCGGGAGATTGACATTCGTTTGATCTTTGAGAGAAAATCATCCGCATCGATAGCTTGGATATTTGTCTTCTCCTTCTTGTAGCACGTTCCATCTGTCCAAATGCCATTCGATCCAAGACGCGCTCCAGTGCCGTTCATAGTCCCGTTGGCATCGGTGGCAATCCATAGCCCTGTGCCGGCATTTGCAACTTCCAAAACAGTCCCACTACCAGTAGCGGGCTTTGTAAATTGAACCGCACGGTTGTTAGCGTTTTGAACAATTCTGAGTCCGTCACCAGCTCCATTTTGAACACCACGAATGCAAGGACCAGTGCCTTCATTTTCAACATCGAGAGCTAAACCACCACCAGTTCCATTCTTGTCTACAAAGAGCGCCGTATTGTTGGTGTCTTGTTGAATGTTGGCAGCTAAGTCCGCGCCGGTTTGAACAAGAGCAAATCCAAGAGCAGCTCCCGTCTGATCGATTCTGAGCCCATATCCCCCGGTACCAGCCGAGGCATTTGTAATATAGACAGCAGCGCTGGGGTTAGTATTTGTTTTACTAACATTGATGGCACGATCATTACTGCTTTGAGTGAAGTTCATACGACCTGTGAAGGTATCACCCGCTTTGAGTGCTTTGAGATCGCAGTATCCTTTATGGGTAAGGTTTTCAGCGGCTGTTAAAGATGGAGCGGGAGAAGCATAGGAGAGCAAAGCACCCGAATTCAGGGTATCACCGGCTTTTGCCAGTTTTGCATCCACCTCAGTCTTTCGCGCCGCGTCAGTTCCAACAGCAGGAGCACCGAGATTCTGAATGAGAAAGCCACCAATGTTCCAATTCGCCGTCAGAGCGATTGTTCCATCCTTGCGAAGGTGACCGAGGTTTGAAACTCCCCAATCCCCAACATCGAATGTCGCACTTGATGTTCTTCCACGAAGCTTTGCCGCAGTTGTGTTGATGAAGATCAGACCCTCAACGAGCGCTCCACCAGTTGGATCTGCTGTTCCAAGAAAGTTCGATTGAAGTGATTGTAAAGCATCATTCAAATTCGTTCTTGATGTTGAGAGAATTTCAGAAGACGGGATTGGAATATTCCATACCTGAGACATGGCTTACCTCTCGAATTCCAGTCTGCAATTCATCGTGAACCTTTTATTCGTCAGTATCCCTTTGCTATCCATTCGATGTTGCGCCCGGATACAGGGTTATTGCTGGAATTCTTCACAGTCACTCGGAAGCTTGTCAGGGTTTCAAGCGAAACTGTGATGTATTCCCCTGTCGCTCCATTCTTTATCGTGATCTCTTTCGCGATTGAGGAAAGCTGATAGAAGGTCTTATTATAGGTAACATTTAGTATTCCAGAGCTATCCGTTGTTCCGGTCCCATGATCGATGGTATCAGGAACATCGATTGTAACATTGAACTCCTCCAGAGAGCCATCGAAGGCAGGATCGTCCAGAACAAGACGCGCTTGAAACTGAGCGTATCGATAGGTGGCATCTGTTGGAGTCAAAGTCTTGAACTGATTCGTCAAAGGCGATACTGCCCCAAAGCGCCATTCCGGAATCGCTGTGAGATGCTTCTCACCTATGATTCCAGCCCAAGTTCGGTTTTGAGCGCTTTGAGAGTCCCAGGAAAAACTCGCAGTACTCCAGTCAAGTCCAGGATCCACCTGTGAAGCCTGAACGAGACCTGCCGTAATGCTGCGAATTGAAACGCCAAGATCTATCTCCGGAGAGCGGTAGTAGGCTTCGAGAGGTCGATGAAAAGCAGCAACCGCGAGATCTCGTCTTCTCCAACTCCATCGCTTTATACGCTTTCTTCTGGTAGCAATAGCAGGTTGATTTGTGAATACGGGAAGCAACGTCGGCCCAGCTCGATCTTCACCAAAGATGGAAGCAACTGGTTTCCAGCGCGCATACCCGAGCATCATGCGCTCGACTATCTCCAGGTTCCGATCTCCAGCGCTGCCTACTCCGAGTTCCAGACTTGTTCTCTTCCCTAAGGGCCAATCAAGATCCCTGTAGTTTCTCGATTCGATGACATTATGATCCACACGCGGGTCGATGATGAAAGTAGTAACGGTGGCGTTTGAAGAATACCTTCCGAGGCGATTCTTCGCCTTGATGAGAAAGGTCGTCGTATAAGACACTTTCTGTGCGAAGTAAGCGTTTGTTTCATAAGAGGTACCAGGGATATCCATCTCAAAAATGGTCCCACCTTCCCAATCAACAGAAGCTCCTGATTGACGAATTTCATACCCGAGGATGCCAGGTGACGATACAGCATCCCAGGAAAAGCGCAGAAGATCACCATTCCTGTTTACCGAGAAGTTCTGAACATCTCCAGGTGCAAAGGTTGGAGTGACCAGCGTGATTCGTACCATCGGTGCATCGAATGGATCTTTTCTCGCTCCGAATACGTTCTCTGCCGTTACTGCCACCGCGATGGTGTCGCCAACAGCGAAATACCCACGGATAGTGGCGAAATTCCCTTTCAAATTCGATATTGCTGGGACTGCCGGCCATTCAACATTCGTAGTACTATTCGCAGCTAAACGCCACCATATAGACGCCCCAGCATACACATAAGAGGAGGGAGGAGTGAAGCTGACATCGACTGAAAGAACCACTCCACCATCCGGTAGAAGCTCATCTCTCTGATCCACCCTGAGATCTGTCACATCTGGCGGGATCTCATTCACATCGAAGCCAAGATTCGTCGGGTTTGCTGGAAGGGTGATGATCGTATCCGAATAGACGAGTGCGTTGTACTCCGTCCCTGAAATCTCGACACGCATCTCAGGTTTGATTGTCATATCCACAACCTTTACCTGTCGCACCACGGTCGCGACTTCACCAACGGAATAGGGCTGGTATTTGGACGGAATCAAGGTCCAGGAAGTCCCGAGATCAAGCGTTCTGTGTGTTCCTGCTGAAGAGAGAACTATTCTTGTTTCAAAAGTTCCATCTGACTGCCATACACGCACTACGTAATTTTTCCCCGATTCCAAGACTGCTTCGCGATCAAGCGTAATGGTTGTGGCGGTAGCTGACTCTATCCGTCCACACGCAACTCCCCAACCGACAGAATCATGCGCTACCTCCACCACATCTCCTGGTTCACATCGAACAGCAGCAACTTCCGTCATCCAAGTGAAGTAACGTGTGAGAAGCTTGTTCGAATTGATTCTGTAGGTAGCAATCCTATGAGCCTGGCTTCTGCGTGTCACCCCAACAAGCTCAATCGATTCTTTTACATATTCATCAAGTTCCTGCACCTCTGGATCTACCTCGACGACGATCTCACGCCTGAAGTCGAGATCTCTGTCCCAGTAGGTGATTTCCATGTAATTTACACGATCGTTCGGCTGCGTGTAACCCATGGAAAAATTAATCATGTTCCCTGGAGTGAACATCATCACAGGCGAAGACGCAGCATCAGCTTTGACTCTATACTTACCGCTGGAAATGAACAGGATTGCTTGGCAGGTCATGGCAACTTCATGAATCCATTCCCAAGCATCCCGACGTTCATCTATAACACCATCAAATAGACAACGCGGTTCAGAACCACCTCTTCCATCCGAAACCACTACATTACAGTAAGCAGCGAAGTCGATGAAGTCCTGAATCTGACAATCTGCGTGCTTCACTTGATCACCAAGCCCATAGCGCACATTCGTCAACAAATCGAGAAGAATCCAGGAGGGATTTCTGGTCCATCGCGTTGTATAGTTTGTTGGCGTTGTATACACACGCATCTTTAAGCCACGAACGAGAAAAGTCGCATTCGGCTGTGATCCATGAAGTTGCTCCGTCGCAACAGCCTTTACTGATGCAAGCGCTTTTCCAACATAGGCAATCTCATCATTTACAATTTCAGCAACTTCAATGAGACGCATCTCATGAAAGAAATCTAATTGTGAAGGAGGAGGTTTTAAGAGCCGAAAAAGCGGATAAAGCCAAGGCTCATCAACGAAGCGTCGTTCTACTTGTATTTGAACACGTGTTTGATGAAGACCAGTAAAACTACGTGCAACAGTAAATGGTTCTTTTCGAGTACCAGTAATTATTATCTCTCTCTCATCTCGCCATATAGTTTCTCCAAATGGTCTCCAGCGTATCTTAAACGATACAATTAAATAGTCGTGCTCCCAATCTGCCATTGGCTGAAGATCCAATCGTGATGGTGGAGCCAGTCCACGTGTAGCATACAAGCCAAAAGGGAATTTGACTTTTATCTCTACACTATCTACTGCATTATCTGTTGTTACCGTTACAGGGGAAGCATATTTAAGAACGCTATCTAATGTGTTTACTTGAAGAACGAGTCGTTCAAAGTCAGGAAGAATTCCTTGATTCTTTGTCCCCATACGCACAGCAAAAGTTATTCCCCTGTAAGTTGAGGCGAGATTTCCATTGATTTCCAAACCAGAAGAATCAGATGGCGTCACATCCGCTACTGTATCTGCTGTCTCTCCACAAATACGTTCATACCCAGCATCACCACCTTCTCCGAGACCAATAAGCAACGAAACAGTCAATTCAAATTTCTCGAATGCTTTTAATCCGGAGGTGGTTGTTTTGGCTTGGAGAATGTGCCCAGCAATGCGTACCTCACCATAGGCAACAGAAATCGGTGTTCCATTGGCTGTTGTATTCTGGGGAGTGTTGAAATCATAAGAAGCCGATTCTTTATCCGAACGTGGTTTTCGAGGAGAACCAAGAAGCAAGTTGATGAGATGCTGTAGAGCATAGCCAACAGCAACAACAGCGCCAACAGTCCAAGCCGATAACAAAAATGCAGAGATTCCTGTAAGCGGAGCAAGACCAACGGCAGGTATCACTCTCAGGATAATCTTGTCTTTATCTTCAATCAGTGTTGAGAGAATTGTGGAATCAGTAAGGTCCACTCCATTTCTAACTGCTTGCAGTGTAATCTCAGATTCACGTACTCGTTCTGGCACAAGATCAATGACGTTTCTTCCCACCCATTCAGAAGGTTCAAGGTATCGAATATCATCCCCAAGAAGTGGATCGTAGCATTCTCTGACGAGAATCATGTTACCACTACCTCTTCATGTCGATAGGCGCTGGCAATCTTCTGCCAAACCACAAACAATCGCAGACGATGTACGCCAACACGCTCGGAGGTGTTTAGCAGAAATCCATCGCCAATGAAGATTGCAAGATGATTCGCAACGTGTGCCTCCACCTGCATCGTCACTACATCAGCCAGTCTAAGCTTGTTGAGATCCCCAATACGGCGGAAGATCTTCGGAACGTAGCGTTGGAAGAGATCATCACGAACAAACCAGTCATGCACATAAGCAAGATTGAGAAGAACATCATCGATAGGTGCTCCAATCCGCCTGTAGAATTCAGCTACGAGCCCGAAACAGTCAAGACCGGTTTCAATTTTCCTTCCGAGATGCTTGTAAGGAATCCCAAGAAGCGCATGTGCCACATCCGAAACGCTCTTCTGGGAAACTGGAATTTGAACCTTCATTGGACAAAACCAAGAAACATGAATAGAAGCCAGAAAAAAATCAGAGGCCCGTGAATGATCCCAGGTGCAGCACCGATGCGTCTGAAGTTCTCACGTATCTTGCAGGCAGCAATCGTTCGATCACAAGTGAGATACCCACCAGAAGTCATTCGGAAATAATCCGCTCGCGCAACAAGATCACTTGCCCGAGGTGCCGTATCTGTCTCAGCAGCGAAACCAATTCTGAGATCCACTCCACTCAGCTCAGGTCTTGCAATCGTCACGAGGTCACTCCAACCGTCTGATTCGTTTGCCCGATGGTAGAAACGATAATTCGTTCCTATCTTAGTAATTCGCAAGTAGAAATTAGAAGATCGAACTGCCGCAATTTGTGTCTCGATATTTGAGGCATTGGAAAAAACAACAACATGAAGATCTTCTTTCGGGGCGAGAAGAAGAGACTGGCGATGAGCAGAATACATCGAAGACTCAACCCGTCGTTGACGACGACGCATCACCATCGGCTGTATGCTGAAAACTTCGCGTGTTCTCCACAGACGCCGGGATCTTCTTTTAGTCGGCACCATCGCAAGAACCCACGGAGCTTGAGCGAATGGCAAATACTTCCGACACAAATAGAGCCAGTTTGTAGGTGAACTTGAATCCGTTGTGATGAGAATTCCTTCTGCTTCACCGGGTTCATTCGGATTGCCAGCACATTTCACTTCCAGATCAAAGTCGCCGGAAACATTTGCTGAATCAGATAAAGGAAGCTTCCTATAGACAAAGGGACCATCTTTCTGCGATGAACTCCAGCGAGCATCAACAGTATCAAGAATCCTGAGAGTAAGATGGCTTGCTGTAGTGATGTTGATGTCCGCCTTCACTACCTGTGCCATATTAAGAGCCCGCCATCCTTGAACTTTCTTGTTTCCATCCCCACCCTGCTTCAAATCGATCTGTGAAAGTGCCTCGAAATCATCACGACCGTAATCACAAGTACCAGCGTGCTTATAGACCCACTCACAGCGAAGATCGATCCAACGATTCCTTGGAAGCTGGATCCTGAAGAGGTTGAATTTTCCTACCTCGAAAGTCCATGTTGCATCATCATCAGATAACTCGGCACCGAGAACCTGGTAAACTTCTCCAAAAGCCTGAACCACAGTGTCATCCAACTCACGCACGAAGATCCAGGTAATGGTTACGTTCTTTCCGAGAACCTTCCCTGCTTCAAGATAAGTCGCGATGGTTCTATCGATATTTGCCACCTGGATCTGAAGGGTCTTCATTTCCGGCTTCACCGTTTGTGCGATTTCACCCATAAAGATCGGGTAAGGCGTGTATGTTTGATTCGAATAGGTAAGCGAGATAGGGTAATCCGAAAGGTAGAGAGTCGTGGAGGCATCCACCACAATATCAAACAAATGCGCCCAACGCCCCTTTTGGTGCATCGCATCAGCAGCGGCAAGTATCTCAGAAGCCAGAGTTCTCAAGTTTCAATCCACATCTACGTATGAGGAACAACAAGTTGCAGAGTGGAATTAGCTACAGACCTCTCAGAACAACTCTTCAAAAGAAAGATCCATCGAGTAGGAGACCGGAGTAGTTTTCGGAATTGGCATCATATCGTCCATGAGATGCACCGTGACGGTTTCCTTCGCTGTGTTTGTAGATGGCGGAGAAGCCCCAGAAATGAGACCATTCGCTCCACCAGTATCTGGCTCCGTCCAAATGCCATTGCTGGATGTCACCGTCGCTTGAAGCGTGAGACTTCCTGATACCGTTCCTACGTAGACTCTGGCACCAGTAATCGTCCTATACCAGAAGACAGGTACGGTGATCTGTGCACGTTTTCCAGCCGAAATGACGAAGCTTGATTCAGGAGAGAGCGTCGTCTCCCCGAGAGCAGTCTGCCAAGAAATTGCAAAGTAGTAGGTTCTACCGGGGTAAGAAGCGGATATCTGATTTGGACCATCCACCCCATCGCCGGCACGATGCGGCGTGGCGATCGGATCCACAGGCGTGTAATCGAAAGAACCGGCAGGACCTTTCAAATCCCTGAAAAAGCTCCGCGCATACCAGATATCCACGTCGAGAGCTGCTTCCCAGCGCAGACGAAAAATGCGTTTCGGACGAGGCCAATAGGCACGGGTTTGAACATAGCCGAGGAGAAATGGAGTCTGTTGCGTCTTCCAAGTCGCTTCCTCGACCCATTCAAACTCCGGTGTCAGAGTCCATGCTTGAGCCAAGAACTACCTTCCGGCAATCCGAAATGCCTTTCGAATAGAGACATCTTCTCCCGTGGCGGCTGAGATGAGAAGCCGTTTGATTGTTTGCTTCTCACGAATAAGCCAGGCTCCAAACGACGGACCATCAATAACCTGCGGAGCGAAGGTAACATTCACAGTTGTACCAAGGCCAGAATTTCCACGAAGTCCTGGCGCAGAACGGTTGAGAGGAATGATCGCCTCTGGTCCTGCTTCACCTACCGTCATCAAAGTACGGCGAGTAACAAGCCCACCGTGCTGCGCGGCTGGGGGGGCTGGTGCTTTTGTTTTAGGTCCAACTTGCCCTAAAATAGCATTAATCGCCCAATTCAGCGCACGAACAACTGTTTCTTGAACGAGACGCTGCGCTACAAAATCAGCAAGAGCCTTCTGAATCGACTCAAGAAAGGAAACAAAGACATCACGAACCTTAGAAAGTTGCCCTCGCATGGCCAAAACAAGAGTGTCAGAGACAGCACTTTCCATACTTTGCCGAATCTGCTGCGCCATATCAAAAACAGCTTGGTAGAGAGTCTTGAAGTCCTTCTCAAGGCCCTCCTTCAGCCCCAAGGTGAAGGCAAAGGCAAGCTCCTTGCCAGTTAACTCATAGGCGTTTTTTGCATTTTTGACACGCTCCGCAAGTTCTGTGAAAGCAGATACAACCTCGGGATCACCCAGAGTTTTCTTAACCGTATCAGCGAGTTCTCCAGGACGTTTTGTCAACGCTTCCCCAGTCCAAAAATCACGAACCTCTTTGAGCGGTCCTTTTTCTGTAAGATCTTTGAGAATCCCAACACTCCCTTGTCCCCAAGCTTGAAGTGTCCGCCCCAAACTTTCAGTCATCTTCTGTACCCAATCTGCTATCACATCTCCATGAGGAGCGAACCGAAATACGCGCCGCAAAGGTCCAGCTTCAGAAAAGAGGTCTTTAGCTCCAGCAACAAAGTCCTTATCACGATCAAGTGTATTAATAGCTTGTCTGAATCCGCTGGAGATATCAGCACGTACAAAGTTCTCCATAAGGTCTCGAAGTTGTCTTTTTTCAGCAAATTCTTTGTCCAGCGCCTCCACCAGTTTATAGAAGAGATCATCGGAAAACTTTCCGAGCATCGTATTAAAACGCCGTTGATATTCCGCATCCAGCGGATCAAAACCAGTGAAAGAACGCAACATTTGTTGGAATAAAGTAGATAGCCCACCTCCTTGTTGTACCCACGGTGTACGACGACCACCAGGACCAACACCAATTCCAGCAGCAGCTTTACCAGCTCCAAAACCAAAAATTTGCTGAACACTCAGCCAGAAGAGCTTGAATCTTTCACGCATGTCGATAAGGCGACGATCGATTTCTTTCTCTGGAACGAGCGCTTCTGAAATCCTAAGGGACAATTCACCAAGCCCAACCGTAAACAGAGAATAAAGTCCCTCGCGAATCAACAGCAAAGTATCCTTGAAGTTCTCCGCCATTACAACAAAGCTTTTGCCAATCGCTTGAATAACCTCCAGAAAGACCCCAGCAGCAAAAATGACGCCACTGAAGAATGTCGGATGCTTTGTGGCGAACAGAATGAGATCAAGTTGAAACTTGTGAAACTCATCCTTGAGCTTGAGAAAGATCGGAAGGAATGCTGTAGCCACGGTCCTTCTGAAGATGAGCCACTTTTCATCGAGTTTTGCCATCGCGTTTGAAGCAGTGGTGGAATCCTCAATGATACGTTGGAAGAAGTTGATGACTGGACGTATCGCAAGAGCGGTGATGACAAGAAAGATCGCAGTCCTGATTCGCGCAAGCCGCCTGAAGGTGACGAAGAAGATGTTGTTGAGAACTCTATGAGATGTTGCAACACGATCACGAAACCTAAAGAAGTCTTTCGATAAGCGTGCAAGCTCCTTCGAGACGTTCTGAAGCAGCGTCATCCGTACTACGAGATTCTGACCAGCCACGCTGTTTACCTCACACTCTTCGATTCAGCATCAAGCGTTGCTTGAATCTCAGCCTCGGCAATTACAGCCGCCTCCACAAGATGATTCGTCTGGTCAAGAATCCCACCAGATAGTGGCATCGCTTGGAGTGTTTTCATAGCCGAAAACACAGAAAGGAATAACTTCACATCCAGATCCTCTTGAACAAGACGCCCTGGGCATTCATAGATGGGTTCATCATCGAGCTTCACTACAGGCTGAGGAGCAGGACCAAGACAACCGCGCATTTTCCTTTCCTCTTCTGGCATCTTTTCACAGCGATCACAGGGGGTTTTGATCTTTCCCAAAGAGATCAGAACCCCCAACCTCAGTTTTTTGCTGTCTCCCTGGCGATGTTTTGAATCTTGAAGACTTTATTGAACAACTCTCGTGTTAATTCGAGACTGAATGCGTGCCACGTTTCATCACTCCACACCGAAGTGCCGTTCTTTGTAGTTGTTTTCAGCTCCACAGGAACCCCAGAAGAGGTCTTGAAGTTGTCCCAGCCGACAACAAATCCCTCGATAAGCTTCACGATCTCCTCATAGGCGAACGTTACATCCTTCGGCTTCCCCTTCTTATCCACAAAACGAAGCAGTAAAGCACGGTACTCACGATGAGTCATAGGACGAACGTAAAAAGTCGTGCGTTGATCTTCAGGAAGTTCGAGATCACTCTCGAGAATGACAGGAATCTTATCCTTTGGATCGACAGCGATCGCCATGAGTTTCAATCCAGCGTAAACCGGATCTCCTTGTTGGTAGCGCTTTCAATATCAGGCACGTTGAAATCAAGGGTCAAGTTGTTCGTAAGAATGTTGTCACGCTCTCCTTCATCAACTGCTGTCACCTGAACACGCGCAGCAGGAGCTGTAATCTTGAGGCGATTCTTCGATGCTGTACCAATCGTGATAGTGAAAGCGCCAACAGCATCCGTGACCATCTTGCCTATGGCATCGAAGACTGTGGTAAGCTCCTGTTCTGGATCTACCGTAGCTGTTACCTTCCGATCGTTGATGAAAGTCGTCTTGAAGCCGCCTGGAGAGTTCGCATCGAGCCGCGCGGCAACAGCATTTCCGATGTCGATCGAGAAGTTCGAGATGATAAGAGATGTGCCTTGAAGCGCAAAGGTAGCGCTCTCCACCAATGGCGGGAGCTGACTGTCATAGTCGGCAGCCAAAGCCGAATATGCTTGATCGGCTGAAGAATCAAAGATCCCAAGAAAGTCCCATTCAAAGCGGGCAATTCCTCCAGAATCCCCCATGAGACGGAAGGTACCACGGCAGCCACGCAGCTTCCTGACGATTCCATCCTCATCCACGTACATGGTGAGTGAGGAGTTGCCGTTGGAGGCTCCGTAAGTGGCATTCGTCGTCGGGTCGTAGATGACGTTGACACCAACCGAGGCAGTCGGTTTGAAGCCACAAGCTCTCAGGAGGATTGCCCAAGCCGGTTCGGTCCCAAGCGCAGGGGTGCCATCACCAGCACCGACAACCTCAGTTGAGAAGGTCACTCGTCCGAGACGAAGCGTGGATTTGCTGAGCTTCCTGGCAAAACTGGGACCAATAGGATTTCGTTCGAGTATGGTAAACTCGGGTCTGAAGGCAACATCGTAGACAAGAAATTTGTAATCACCCGCAGCAGGAGCAGCCAAGGTTCCGTCCGTTGTCTCCTCCTTGGCGGCAATGATCGATCGTTTTCTCAATTGCGGCATGTTTGTGCTCCTATCCTATGGTGTATGGATCTCCCAGGATGTGCCGGTAATGAATCACAGCAGTCACTTGACCGCCGTTCAAGGGCATGGTCTCCTCGGCAAGAATGAGTTGGCTTCGCACGATATCAGTATCATATGCCTTTCCACCCCTGGTGGTATCCACATAGAGCGCTTTCTTGATAGCCGCAAGGTAGCGGCCCGCTTCAGTGGAGACTTGTGTCCATCGATCATGCCAAAACTGAATCTCCACCTGGAGAAGACAGGTTGTCCTTTGTGCAGGCTGACCGTCTGTGGAATCCTCCCCAAGATCGATGACATGAACGAGAGGGTAAATTGGTTCATCCCATGGATTAGCCGTCACACGGCGAACATCCTTCAGATCCTCCGCCACATCATATGCTGGTGGTGCCACAGTTTTCAAGGTCGTGACAATCTCATCAAGAATCAACTCTCTAATTGAAGTTGGCATCGACTCTCCACAATGCTACGGGTAGAACTTGCAGCGTGGAATCCGTCACAACCCCTCCTTTGGAACTGATTTTCCTTCTGCCCCACGCTGTATGATTTTGGTGAGCTTTGGAATAAGGCGATACTTCATGAAATTCTCGATGTACTTCGGCAAGATGACACGAAGCCGTCCAGGAACTGTAACACTCCGGACAAGCATGTGCGTAATTTGCTGGCTTGGAACGTGCAGAAGCAACGCTTTATACCCATGAGGGATGAAATGAAACTCTCCCGGATGGAAGACCTTGAGGGGTGATTGAAAGCGTTTCTTACCAAAACCTGTAAGACCTCCACGAACCGGAACGGAAAGCCATTGATCATGCCTCGGAACGATCGTTCTTCCCTCAAAATGCGTGATGAAATAGGGAGAGGTGGAACCCACCTCTGTATCTACCTGCTCCCCACGTTGTTTCCAGAAGGTCTTTGTATAGATGCTTCTCTGAAGCCTGCCTGTCCTTCTGTTGATTGGGTTCCCAGAGAGGAATCGACTCTTGATTCCCTTGACGAGTTCCCTGCCGCCTTTTTTCTGCGTGTTGATAACTGCTTGAAGCGTGGCAGTCTCATTAAGCTTTAAAGCTTTCTCATAGGGCACGACTCCCGTAGTATCCAACAGGAGAATCATCGATCCTTCTGGAGCGATTGGCATTTCAAGGTCTCTTGAAGTTCCAAAGAACTGCCTCTACGGCAGGAAGGAACTGCGTTTTTGCGGCCAGAGTCACAGAACCACCTTGAACTGTAGCGGCAATGAGCCCAAGATTGAAGCGCCGCTGATAGCGGTAGGCAGTCTCCATGGTTACAGCCGAAACCACCGCCGGGTAGGCAGAGATGAAGCTCACCGTATCAGTCGCCATGCCACCAGTATACTTCGCCTTCAGAACCCCATAGCCGGGTGTTAGAACGAATCTGTCCACCGTGAGATAGCCTGTTCGTTTGTTTACAGTGTAGCCACTTGCGCTGAGAAGAGTCGAAGAGCCAAAGGAACGATTGTAATCATTCCACACACTCGTCAGAGTCGTAATCGGGTATGCCCTGAGAGAGAAGCGGTACTGTCCTGGCTCGATATCGAAGGTCTCTTCCTTGTCGGTCTGAATCAGAATGTCACGGTCAAGGAAGCTTTCCACCTCTGCCGAAACATCCGCAACAATTTCCTGAATCGTCTCGTCCGCCTCGGTATCAATCTCCTTGATCTTGAGCAGCGCCTTGACCTGCTCCAGGCGCACTAATTCCATGCTGACACTCTTGGTTCCACGTTAAGATGGAACTTCCTCGTGATATTGATCTTCGATGCCTTCGTGATCTCCACCTCGCCATCCATGTACCCGGCCACAAGCTCATTGGAAGCAAATTGGTACTCACAAATGCCTCCAGCAGGATCCACAACAACCATGTCTTTCGTAGTTACAGTAGAGGAATGACGGTACTTGAAGAGGATTTTTACCGCCGAAACGCCTGTGAGGCTTACAACGGCCTTCGTCTGGGCATCCTTGATTGTCGGCCTTACTTTTGTCGTCTGATCGCCAGCAACCGCTCTGAAGACTGCGGCCATCTTACATCTCCAGGTCGAACTCCACGTCGCGAACGACCTCCAGGTCGAACTCCACGTCGCGAACGACCTCCAGGTCGAAGGCTATAATAGTTTCTCTTGCTACTATACCGAGGAACGGGGCAAAAAGCGATGGTCTCCTCCTCCTTGACTTGATGGAAACTTTTCGTCGCCGTACACGAAGAAGCACTTCCGGGAATGGCGTAGGTGCCGGCGGAGGCGGGAACAGTGTTGCCGGATATCGGCGCAGTCGCTTTCCTCGTTTGAAAGAAACCTTCGCCTTGCGCCGAACGACAATCCTAAAGATTGGTTGAGCTTTAGGAATGAAGAGAACCCGCCAATCCCGTCTCAATCTCTTTCGCCGCAACGCTGGCGGCTTTCGTCGTCTTTTACGTGTCAGCTCCGCAGGGAAAGATGGCGGGGGAATCGGAGCCGAAATAAATAAAACTGATGGCTTTCTCGCTTTGGGACGGCGAACTTTAATACGCCGTTTGAACCGACGAGAGAAAAGAGAATCAGGAAATACTGCCGGTACTGGTGGGATAAGCAGCGCAGCAGGAAATCGACGAACTTTTGGACGCCGCAATACTCGTGGAGGCGCTCTTCTGCGAAAGATATCAGAAAGAAAGAACGCCGGCGTCGGAGGAGAAACCAGAAGCGGTCGAACACGCGCGAGCGGCTTCTTCGGAAGGATAACCCTTCTTAGAATCGCACGCTTCTTCCGCCTAAGAAGCGGGTTGGGGAATGGCTGTGGAAAAAGCGCTACGTAGGAACGACGCACAATTTTACGCCGAAGGACGATACGCCGTCGTCTATTGCGTCTAAGAAGGACCTCCGGAAAGGTAGGAGGAGGAGCAGGAGGCAGAAGAAGCCACGTATTGGGCGGCTTCTTCTGCTTCCATGCTTCTCGCAGATGGGTTCTTGGATGAACCCGTGATAAGCGGTGGTATTCCCGCATGGCGCTGAGATGCCTACGTCAGTTTGTTTCAATCCACACCCCCGCGCGGGGGCGACGACTGCAACCCGTGAGCAATCCGCAACACGTCAGTTTGTTTGTTTGTTTGTTTCAATCCACACCCCGTGCGGGGTGACGTCAGAATGCGGCCGTTCGCGACGCCAGTGTAATCGACTGCAATTCGCGAACAACCCGCATCAGATTACGCAAACTCTCGCCACGTTACCTCGACATCGAGGTTGAAGGATGCGGCCGACTGAAGCATTTTGACGCCGAAGGCTTTTGAGGGACCAACAACAATACGTGTTTCAGGAGTTGGTTCCCAGAGGAAGCCCGTGAGGCTTGCGAAGCCCTGTTTCACCACCGGATCGAAGTAGGAGGTCGGCTCGGTTGTAAGATTCCCCAGAAGGTTCGTAGCATCTACAAGAAGTGATGCGGCATCCGACTGTTCTGCCCTTCCGATGACGACGACAGAGCTGTCAGCTGGGGTGCCTTTCGCGTTGACGTGTGCGAGCTGAACCTCTTGTTGCTCGTTCGTCTCATTTGAGACGTTCGTGACCGTGACCCTCAAAATCTCGATCGCCGCGGTAGCCGGGCAATCCATATAGAGGATGGTCTTGGAAGCTGTATAGGCAAAATTCACCACTGTTGCCGTATAAACGCCACGCATGAAAGAACCTCCGCTTCGAGATAAACTCGTGGCGTCTTGATGCGAGTTGCTCGCGATCCGTGAGCAACCCGCAATCGGGCGTTAGGTAGGTAATCGCTCGTGCGCTCTGAAGAGAACTCTATCGATCAAGATCGCATAAATCAAGGTTTGATGAGAATTCCAAAACCACGACTGACTTCAAAAAGGAGCCCACCAAAAGATTGCACGAGCGGACCAAGCTTCGGCATCGTTGCAGACGTATACTGCCGCCAGGATTCTTCCGTAGTGTCATGAACGACAACGATACAGCCGGATTTGACTGCATGAATCTCTTCAGCACGATCGTCATACCTGGAATCGCAGAAGACAAAATCCGCCTCTTTCAACTCCGGTTGGGCTATGGCACGTCCCTCACGAACTTCGACAACTGCGGAAAGGTCGCGATCTACATTCGCATGGTCACGAAGCGCTTCTTGTGTTTTTCTCACTTTATCTGAGTCCACATCACAGGAAACAACACGCCCATAGACGTTATGCTTGACTGCTTGAGCAAGACACCTTGTAGCGTGACCAAGGTAGCATCCAGACTCAAAAACCAACACAGGCTTCAACATCCGAACAAGCCCATAAAGAAGATCGCCCATCTCTCCTTCGGAAGCAGCGGCATCAAATTCACACCAGCGCTTCAATACCGCAGTCCCCGTGTGAGACATTCGGATATAGAATTCCCCTTGGCTCCGATCTTCAGCAAATTGTTTTGAAGCAGTCCAGAAATTCCACATTGGAAGAATGGCACGGTCTTTCCAGTCTGGAAGATCTTCCAGAAGAGAGGTATCGGAATCAAAGGCCACGATAAGACGAACATTGGCGTTTCTACCCATTGCTCAACGACAAAAGAACTTCTCGACATGGTTACTTTTGAAAAATAGAAATTCTCGGCTTAGGTTTAAGAAGTGGTGGATTAAACGGTGGCGGCGGCGGCGGAGCCGCTGTTGGAAGGTGCTCGACGAAGTGCTTGGTGGCGATCAAATGCTCATGACCTTCCAGGGATAGGATCGCCCAACGCCGAATAGCTGCTGGAGCGTAAACTTGATCGAGATATCAGAAGGCACCGGGACGCTGATCTTCTGTGGCTCACCCTGCACGCCTTTGAAGTTCGCG